ATGTATTCACGTCAATTGTGGGGCGCGCAAGTTAGATCCAAAATTTTGAACTATGTACGCGAAAACGGAGAAACAACTAGAAAAGAAATAATTCTGCACTGTGGAAAAGAAGCATCAGGTCAGCTTAATAAGCTGGTACAACAAGGGGGACTGGTGCGCGTGGAAAAAGGCGTGTATCGGTGGCAAGAGATTAAAGTGGAGGTATTTTAATGCAACTAAAAGTAAAACGACTAACAGAAACAGCTATATTGCCAATTAGAGCGCATCAATCGGATGCAGGGTTAGATATTTGTGCGGATGAAGACGTCACGATTAACGTTGGAGAAACAGTTACGGTGTCAACTGGATTGTCTATCGCTATCCCAGAAGGCTACTACGGGCGATTGAAAGGAAGAAGTGGACTGACCGCTAAAACCTTGCTAAGAGTACAAGAAGGCACAATAGACGCTAACTATCGTGGTGAGATTAAGGTAATCTGTGATATTAAAACGAAGGTTTTAGATCGAGTGATAGATGGAATGATTTATGCGCATAATATATCACTAAAACGCGGCGAACGCATAGCTCAATTAATTATCCAACCTCTCCCAACTGTGGAAGTGGTAGAGGTAGACGAGCTAGACGATACAGACCGTGGCGAGGGCGGCTTTGGGAGTACGGGGGTATGAGGATGAAAGTCGTGATGGCGTATGACTAAGGAGGAACAAAAATGAAAGTAAGCGAAGCAATCGAGATTTTAGAAAGCAAAGTATTGAGATCAGAAGAAAACTTAAAACATTTCCCCAAAGAAAGCCAAGGTTACGCTGCTAACGAGGCGAGAATTATCGCATACAACATCGCCATCAACACACTACAGCAATTAGACGAACCACAAGCCGAGAAGGTGGAAGTGCCTGATTTTGTGGCGGAGTGGTACGAAGAACATAAATATAATCTAGACAATTCGATTTGGGCTTATGTCAGCTCAATTACTCAATTCCATTCACGCGACCTTAAATTAAATGATTTTGAAAAGTGGTTTTCTGATTTTAACAACGAGCCTATCGAAACCCTCATCAGCATGATGAAAGACGGCTACACCGTCAAGCCTAAGCGGTGGGTGGTTAGGCAGGGCGGCAGTGAGGTTTGGTACCTCCAAGGTTTCAATAGTTTGGATGGAGATATTGTTAAGCAGTGGTGCAGTCACGAGGGCTGCATTAAATTCACCGACAAAGCCAAAGCCGAGGCCGCCGCTACGTTGGTTGAGGGGAGCGTGGAGCAAGTATGAAAAAGCCAATACTAACACACGCAGAGATGGTATATCTAATTAACAGTCTCCGAAAACAGCAGTATAAGTGGAAGTGTGAAGGCATCGACTTTTTTGAAGAAGGCGAGGAGCTGCTAGAAAATTTTAACGAGGCTGTCAACGCTGCATATCTGATCTATGCAGTTTTGATGGAGGAATTGGAGGTAGCGGAATGAGCTTATCATATAAAGCAATCATGACGTCCGACAATCAGGACTGGGAGACGCCTCAAGAGCTTTTCGACAATTTGAATAATGAGTTTGATTTTGAACTAGATGCTTTTGCGTCTGATAAAAATGCAAAATGCAAACATTTTTTTACAGAGCGAGACGATGCATTTCAACAAGATTGGACTAAGTATAAGTCAATATTTATCAATCCACCGTACACTTCTAAAGTGCAGGATGAAGTTTTGAAAAAGATTAATGATACGATTTCTTCTAACTGGATGGGGGTTATAGTTCTCCTTATACCAGCTAGGACAGATACAAAAAGATGGCATGATTACATCTTCAATAAAGCAGACGATATTAGGTTCATTAAAGGTCGATTGAGGTTTGAAGTAGATGGTATCCCTAGAGGTAGTTCAACCTTCCCTAGTGCTGTAATAGTATATGACCTTAGAAATAAGGAGGAGGTAGCGGAATGAATGGACGACAACAAGTGATTAAAATTGGTAAATATTATTATGTAGAAGACTACAACGCCGGAACAAGTTTAGCTTTGAGTACGAACATTCAAAATGCAAGATGGTTCGATTCATCTATCCCGCAGTACAAAGAACGAATGGGCGATATTTGTTCAAATTACGGCGGCGTAATCCGAGATTTACTTGACGAATTACAACCCAATTTAACGGAGGTAGCGGAATGAATATAAAAGCGACAGTTTGGTTAAAAGACGGGAACAATGCAGAAATCATGCTTCACAATACAACATTACAGGCAGAATCCAGACAATATTCGGAAGCTATGAAATATCAAGTTATTTCTCACGATGGTCCGACCAGCATACAACTGATTCCAGTTGAGCATATAGCGATGATTAATTTGGAGGAGGTAGCGGAATGAAATATAAAGGGAAATCTATGATGAGCTTGAATCAAATGGCAGAAATTGGAATTAAATACCAAGGTGATGGGTATGTTACTGGGTTTCCAATCATTTCTGACAATGATGCTTATATTTTAAATGGCGTGATTGAAGCCAACGAGGAGTATATCGCTATTGAACAGTGGATACCGGTATTTCCAGAATCATTACAGCCTGTCTCTCCCTCTCTCACCGACGATCAGCAGGTCGTGTTGGAGTGGTTGAAGGAAGAAACGCAGCGGCGCAGAAATATCCATGCAGCATTATATTGGTTTTATGAAACTAATGTTGAATTAGACCTGATTCCATCTAGCTTATCAGATGTGGAATGGTGCCAAGTCCTCGCTGCGTTTGCGGAATGGGGCTTGAACTCTTGCCAAAATGGAAACAGTTGAACTGTTAAGCAATCCTTAACGGTTCCACCGGTTGCAAACTGACAAACGGCATTGCATCAACGTTTAGAGTAACTTAAAATCGTCCGTTCTACCGTTCGATAGGCGGGCGATTCGAGTGAGGGAGGAAGGAAATGGACGAATTGAAAGATTTAGAAAGAGAAAACGAACAACTAAAAAAAGAAACGGTTGACCTAGCGAAAGAAGCCGCCGTTAAATCATGGGGCTGTCTATGGAGTTTAGCACTTATGGTGTTTTCTATCGCATTAGGCGGATTTGTGGCGATGAAACTGTGGAATGGATTGATTGTACCAACGTTTGGCCTTGCGACGTTGAGTTACTGGCAAGCGTTTGGCTTAGATGTATTCGTTAGCTTTCTGACCGCCAAAATTGGAAATAAGAATGATGGGTACGAGAATAATCAAAAAGCGTATGTATCTATCATAGCCACATTGCTATTTTGGGGAATTGGGTCGATCGCAATGATGTTTATTTAGGAGGCAGAACATGACAGTCCAAGAATTAATTAATGAATTAATGAAAATTGAAGATAAGTCCATGATTGTGGAAGTCACACAAATGATGGTTGGTGAATACTTCACACACGAATCAGAACGAGTAGAAATTGAAGGGAACACAGTCTATATCTGGTAGGAGGAAATTATGATTATCAAAATGATTGTAGGAGCGTTGTTTTTCTTAATGACTTTGTTGTTGGGGTATTTGTTAGGAGAAAGATCAGCAAAAGAAGATAAGTAGAAGTGGGAGGCAGGCAGTTGGAGGTTAAAGTTAATGAATTATCAGAAAAACAGCTAGATGAGTTAGCAAAAAAAATAGTAGTGTCGATTCGCAAAGATAGAGAACAAGAAAAAAAGCTATTTAAAAAAAGAGCTTTTCATAACGCAAAACTTCTAATGACGAATTATCATAAATTGAAAGCACATAGCAACGCTGTCGAAGAGCACGTTGAAGAAGTGCAAGGGACTTTTTGGGAACATAAGTGGTTGAATCTAGATGTTTTAATGCAAAATAAAGCCAAGTCGGTAAAACTGATGAAACATGTAGATATTTGTTTGAAGGCTTATGAAGAGATGTGTAAATCATCAACTAAACCAGAAGATTTGCGAAAATGGCGAATCATTAATAAAAGGTATATTGAAGCTCCTTTTTTAAGTGAGGACAAACTAGCAGAACAATTGCATGTGGATCGTTCTACTGTGAATCGAAACTGCAAAGAAGCATTGGCAGATTTGTCAGTTATATTATTCGGAATCGATATGATGAATGACTGGTAATCCATGCACAAAACGTGCACACATATGCCACAATTAAAGGTATATAATAGTATTATCAAAAGTAGCGGGAAACAGACAGAACAGCTATGACATGAGATTTCCTCCTGAAATCAATTTTTGAATGATGGTGTCTGGTTTCCCGTTTTGTCACTGTGGCGGAAATAGTAGACGCAAGGCATGTGTGCCTGGTTAATGCTTCGGCAACCGTGAGTGGGGCAGTGCCACTCCAGTGACGTTGGGAGGACTTCATAGCATTGCGTGGAGTATCTGACCCAATAAGGTTGATACAGCACTATAGACCATTAGGCACTGAGCTTGTCCAGTAGGGTGCTGTCAGGACAAGTCAATCTCAAATGTTGGCTATCTAGTCATAGCCCTGACGTGTAGTTTAAGGAATGGTAAAAACAACTCCACTATCAGGAGTAGATGCAGTGTCGAGAGCTGCCACGTCAATAGCAACCGATCATTCCCAACCGCCAGGCATGGAAAAACGGTGGGTCCCAGAATGGGGTAGGTTGCTTAATTTGAAATGGTTGCTAACCGGAAACGGTAAGGTGACTAAAGGGCATCCGTTTGTGCGGGTGTCTTTTTTAATACATAAGACAGTCTTCGGGCTGTTTTTTTATTTGCATAATTTTAGAGATTGGAGGCGATAATGTGGAATTAAAAAGAATACATCAAAATGCTATCGTGATGCTGTTTGAAGGAGATATGACACGGGCAGAAATCGCCTCTCAACTCCAGATAGCAGAATCAACGCTTTACAACTGGCTGAAAGACGATGACTTTAGCAAGGCTTACGATGACCATGTTAAAACGATTATGAGCAAGTCTTCTGGCAAGGCGTTAAACACGATGCTTTCTTTACTGTCCGCTAAATCCGAGATGGTAAGGTTTAATGCTGCGAAAGATATCATGGATCGTGGCGGACTGGCACCGATTGACAAGCAAGAGATTAAACAGGATATCAACTTTGACATCGTGATTGACGATTGGGATGATGACGATGCTTAAAATCAACGATCCCAAGAAAGTGTTTAACAAATATATATACGATTGCTTATACGACTACACGCACCCGACAGAAGTCCACTATGGCGGCGCATCAAGTGGGAAATCACATGGAGTAGTGCAAAAGGTAGTTGTTAAGTCGCTAAAACATTGGGATTACCCAAGACGTGTCCTGTGGCTGAGAAAGGTAGCTGCGACTGTTAAGGATTCTATCTTCCAAGATGTATTGGAATGCCTGTCTACATTCAAGCTACTGCCATTTTGCAAGGTTAACATGAGCGATTATCGAATAGAGTTGCCAAACGGCGCTGTATTTCTGTTTAAAGGTATGGACAATCCGGAAAAGATTAAATCAATCAAGGGAATCTCTGATGTAGTCATGGAAGAGGCGACCGAGTTCACTCTTGACGATTACACGCAATTAACACTACGGACACGGGAAAAACGGCATAAGGATAAACAAATCTATTTGATGTTTAACCCGGTTTCTAAAGTCAATTGGGTGTACAAATACTTCTTTGTTAGTAAGCAACCAGACGCGGTTATCTATCAAACCACATACAAAAGTAATCGCTTCTTAGATGACAGCGTTAAACGCAATATCGAGCTGTTAGCTCAACGGAACGAGGCTTACTACAAGATATACGCACTAGGCGAGTTCGCCACGCTAGACAAGCTGATATTTCCTAAATATGACAGAGCATTATTAAATAGAGGAAGTCCTGCGTTTTCTCGTTTACCATCATATTTCGGTCTTGACTTTGGGTTAAAATTAGCCCCTTTGCGCAGTAATGTGCATAGAAAATTCAGTGAACCTGTAAATGCAGGGTGTGCAGCCTAAAAAGCTGCGCTATCGGTGAAAATCTAAGTTATTAGGATATACAAAAGACCCAAAAAAATGTTATAATAATCACGAGGTGGTAAATGTGATTATTTATATGTTTAAAAATAAAATAAATGGTAAAACATACATTGGGCAAACCATAAGAACATTTGAAGAAAGAACCAGCGAACATTTGAGACACACGGAGACTTGTTTCGACAAAGCCTTAAACAAATACGGTATTGAAAATTTTGAATATTGTATTATTGATGAAGCTCTATCACTTGATGAATTGAACGCTAAAGAAACTTATTGGATTGCTAAAACGAACTCTATGATTCCTAATGGCTATAACTTGTGTTTAGGTGGCAACAACACTTGCGGGTATACACACAGGGAGGAGTCGAAAAGAAAAATGAGTTTGACAAAGAGAAAAAACGGCAGTATGAAAGCTGAGAAAAATCATTATTACGGTAAACACCATACTCTGGAAATCCGAGAGAAAATGAAAAAAGCGTGGACTCCAGAAAGGAAAAGTAAACTCAGTGAGCAGTCTAAGAGGCTTGACCGGAGCTATCAATTTGTGAGAGTTAGAAACAAAGAAACGGGAGAAATATATAATTCTGTTAAAGAAGCTGGTGAAAAAACCGGAGTGTTAGCGACACACATTACAAGAGTTTGCAAAGGGAAACGCAAAAGCGCCGGTGGAATCAAATGGGAATATGTGGATTCTAATAATAAGACAATACCGAGCCAAGCCTAGAAATAGGAAGGTGTAACGACTATCCGTCAAGGAGTAGGGGTGATGTGAAAATCCTCGCCTCGAAGCGCTGAACAACCTAACAATAATGAGAGCCTGCAAAGGGCTCTTTTTTTGTGGTTGAAGATATAGTCTACTCCCCTAATAAATATCGGGAAACCGAGGGTATACAGGACGTCAACGATCCATCAGCATTTATCCACGTCAAAGTCGATGAGCCAAACAAGACGCTCTACTTTATCGAAGAATACGTCAAGAAAGGCTTATTAAACGACCAGATAGCTGATGCAGTCACTGCACTAGGCTACGGCAAGGAAATCATTACGGCAGACTCTGCTGAAAAGAAATCCATTGCTGAAATGCGCCGACACGGCATTAGTCGGATACGAGAGGCTAAGAAAGGCCCTGACTCGATTATCCAAGGCATACAGTTCTTGCAACAGTTTCGACTGGTGGTAGACGAGCGGTGTGTGAAACTAATCGAAGAATTGGAAAACTACACTTGGACAAAAGACAAGAAGACAAATGAGTACACCAACAAACCAGTGGACTCTTACAACCACGTAATTGACGCCACACGCTATGCTGTCGAGTCAATCAATGGCAAAGGCAAAGCGCGGGTTAAATCATTTAAAGGAGGACTTTAATTGCAATTAAAAGACATCACGGGAGGGTTAAAGCCTCCGAAAATTATGACGCTTGACCGTGACACGGAAATCACGCCAGCAATCATTAGCAAGTTTATCCGTATCCACCAGATGGAGCGGTATCGATACAAATATCTGATGGACTGTTATAAAGGCCAAATGGAGATATACGACTACGCAGCCAAAGACAGCTACAAGCCAGATAATCGATTAGTTGTTAACTTTCCTAAATACATTACAGACACGTTTACCGGCTACTTTAACGGGATTCCAGTCAAAAAGAGCCACCCTGACGAGAGTGTGGCAGAAGTCCTAGCAAACTTTGACAATCTAAACGACATGGAAGACGAAGAGTCTGAATTAGCAAAAATGGCCTGTGTTTATGGCCGATGCTATGAGTTTATGTACCAGAACGAACAGACAGAAACCTGTGTGGTGTACAACTCGCCAGAAGATATGTTTTTGGTCTATGACAATAGCATTAAACAAGAACCACTCTTTGCTGTCCGCTATGGCTTAGATGATAACAACGTGTTCGAGGGTGAGTATTACGGACCCGATAAAAACTGCAAGCTAACGGGTAGCGAGTCGGCTTTGCAATTTGGCGAGGAGATTGGCAAGTATTACGATGACTTACCAGTGACCGAGTTTTACATCAATGAAGAGCGCATGAGCGTGTTTGAGTCGGTTATTACGCTATTTAATGCGTTTAACAAGGCGATTAGTGAGAAAGCTAACGATGTAGAGTATTTCTCTGACCAGTACATTGTCTTTTTGGGGGCAGAGCTTGAAACGGACGATTTAGCTAATATTCGGGACAATCGGACTATTAATTATTTTGGCAATGGTGCGGAAAACGTAGATGTGAAGTTCCTAGATAAGCCAGATAGCGATAGTCAGACGGAAAACTTACTCGATCGTCTGCAAAAGTTAATCTTCCAAACGTCGATGGTCGCGAATATTTCAGACGAGAATTTTGGACAATCATCCGGCACAGCTCTAGCCTACAAACTAGAGGCGATGTCTAACCTAGCCTTACAAGCCCAGCGGAAGTTCCAATCTGCGATGAATAAACGGTATCGGTTGTTCTTTAGCTTAGCTACAAACGTGCCTGCTGGTTCTTCTAACGGCTGGAAGGATATTGAGTATACATTTACCCGGAATGAACCCAAAAACATCAAGGAAGAAGCTGAAACAGCTCAAATGTTGATGGGTGTCACGAGTGAGGAGACAGCTTTGTCTGTCCTCTCTGTGGTATCTGATGTTAAAACGGAAATCGATAAGATTGATGCTGAAAAGCCAAAGACTGGCACGGTGCCGGTTTATGATTTTGAGAAAGGTCAGAAAGCCGGTGACGAATAATGAACTCACAAGACTACTGGCGCAAACGTGAAGAGAAATGGATTAAGCAACAAATAAAAGAAGATGCTAAGCAATCAAAAGTAATTGCTGAAAAATACCAAAAGGCACTCGACCAAATCGAGAAAGAAATCTCTGCCAACTGGGAACGATTTGCCGGCAAAGAAGGCGTGACGCTATCTGATGCTAAGAAGATGGCATTAGAGATGGACGTCAAAGCTTTTGCCAGGAAAGCGAAAGAGTATGTAAAGAATAAGGACTTTAGCAAGACAGCTAATGACGAGTTGCGTCTTTACAACGTCACAATGCGAGTTAATCGCTTAGAACTGCTTAAATCGCAAATAGGACTTGAATTAATAGCTTTATCTGATGACATAGACAAATACACTGCTGATACACTCACTAAAACAGGAATTAAAGAGGCAGAACGCCAAGCAGGTATTTTGGGCGAAACGGTATTTTCTAATTATAAAGCGTTCGTGGAGTCCGTGGCGTTTGGCAGTTTCCAAGGTGCTACTTTTTCGGAGCGTATCTGGGGCAACAATGGAGCGCTTAAAGCCGACTTAGACCGACTGCTGATAAGAAGTGTCACGCAAGGCAGAAACCCACGAGAGCTTGCAAGAGAGCTGAGAAACATCTTTGATAGTAGCAAGTACGAAGCAGAACGGTTGATGCGGACGGAGACTGCAAGAGTGCAGATAGAAGTCCAGAATAAATCGTATCTCGAAAATAACGTGGAGGAGTTTGAGTTTGTAGCCGAACCGTCAGCATGTGGGTTATGCAGACCATTGGACGGCAAGACGTTTAAAGTGGCAAAAATGGAATCAGGGTTAAACGCTGCGCCAATCCACCCGAACTGCCGGTGCAGTACGATGCCTCATGTAAGCAGATAAATTTAAATCGAGGAGGTTTTACTATGACAAACCAAAACAGCCCTTGGCAGCCGATGACTCTGCGTGAGATTGTCGGTCTTTTCGTGTTGCCAATAAAGAAACCACCGGATAGTAGACTGAATACTAATCAGGCAGATAGTGCCGGATTGGTAGGTGGTCCATTATCTCGTTAGCTGTCGTTAAAGCTGAATACAATGAAATTAGACCAGCGATATGTTGGTCTTTTTTTGTGGTCTTTTTCGCAAAGGTGCAGACCTAAAAGAACAACTTGCCCGTTTCCCAGAACGGCATAAATGCGAGAATCGTTTCCCAAAACGTTAAATGCGAGAAGAAAGGAAAGTTGTTATGTTTGAAAATAAAGAACTATTAATGCCGATGAATCTGCAATATTTTGCAGAACAGGCAGATGACCAAGTAGAAGCGCCAGAAACCAATGTTGAAGAAACTGCCGCGGAAGAAACCGAGACTGAGGAAAAGCTGGACTCTGAAAAAGTCGTCGAGAAATTGCAAAAACGATTAGCAAGCAAGACTGCTGCGGAAAAAGAAACTAAATCACAACTCGAACAAGCGCTATCCCGCATTGAAGAACTAGAAAATGCCGGTAAAAAAGGCGTGAAAGAGTTGTCCGATGAGGAGAAGGCGACCAAAGCACAGCAAGAAAAAGACGAAGAGATTGCTAAACTGAAATCTCAAATCAAGATTGCGGAATCCACACAACAAGCTGATGAAGTCTTGAAAGATGCTGGTTTAACAGTCGGAAAAGACATTTTAGGCATTGTGGTAGCCGAGGACGACCAACAAACGCTAAAAAACGTCAAAGCGCTAATCAACTACACGCAAGACCAACGATCTAAATGGGAGATTGCAAGAAACACTGGTTCTACACCTAAAAAAACAACAGGCAAAACGGAAATTGATCCATTCGATGCCGTAGTTGCCAAATACTAAGAAAAGAGGAAATATAAATGGCTATTAAATATTACACAAAGCAATACGCAGGTATGCTGCCTAATTTATTTGCTAAGAAAGCAGCGTTCTTACGCTCTTTTGGTGGCGCACTGCAAGTGAAAGATGGTATCTCTCAAAAAGATACGTTCATGGAATTAAAAACATCTGATACAGACGTGGTGATCCAAGCATATTCTACTGATCCAAACGTTGGATTTGGTACGAGTACAGGCAATACAAGTCGTTTCGGCCCACGTAAAGAAGTGAAATCCGTTGATGTGGAAGTCGGCTATGAAGCACCTTTAGCAATCAATGAAGGAATTGATGATTTCACAGTCAACGATATTCCAGAACAAGTAGTTGCAGAACGTTTAGGATTGCACGGTGTAGCATGGGCACAACACGTTGACGGATTGCTTGGAAAAGCTATCTCTGACAATGCGAGCGAAACATTGACTGGCGAATTGACAGAAGCAGGCGTTACTAAATTATTTGCAGACGCACACAAGAAGTTTGTTAACAACGGTGTATCTGATGCGATTGCTCATGTGGCATACGTAACAGCAGATGTGCTTAATTTCTTAATCGACTCTGATTTAGCCAAGACGGATAAAAACTCATCTGCAAATGTCGATGAACAAACCTTGTACAAATTCAAAGGATTTAACTTGATTGAATTGCCTGACGCTAAATTCCAAACTGGCGAAAATACTTATTTTGTTGCTGATAGTGTCGGTGTTGCCGGTGTTGGTATTCAAGTAGCACGAGCAATGGATTCTGAAGACTTTGCCGGCACAGCATTACAAGCGGCTGCTAAATACGGGAAATACATTCCAGAAGCTAACAAGAAAGCAATCTTGAAAGCTACGTTGACCGAACCAGAAGAAGTACCAGCAGGCTAAGGAGGATATTATGGCTAAGTTTGAAGTAAAGAAGACTTTCCGAGACGTCCACACGAAAGAGTTGTATGAAAAGGGGTCTATCATCGACATGACGGTTAAACGTGCCGGCGAAGTCGAGAAAAACTTAGACCAATCTTTCTTACAACGTGTGGACGAGAAAAAGAAGTAGGTGGTTAAATGGCTACCATTGCAGAAGACGTTAAGAAACTATTAGGCGGTACGCAAGACGAGAAGCTAGAAGTTATCGAACGGCGAACTGAAAGCCGTCTAGCGTCCATTCTAGGCGTGTCAGAAGTGCCCGTTAGCTTTGAAACAATCGTCTATGAGGTAACGGTCAAACGATTTAATCGAATTGGCAACGAGGGCATGCAATCCTACAGCCAAGAAGGTCTTTCTATGGCGTTTCCAGAGTCGGACTTTGCCGAATACCAAGGTGAGATTGATGACTGGCTAAATGCACAGGAGGACGACGAGGGCGAAGTTAAAAGAGGGAGGTTCCGGCTATATTGAGATACGACACGAAAGTATTGTTTATCAAAAACAGCGAAGACTCCCACTACGATCCCGACCTTGGTGAGTGGATTGAGGCCGAACCCACCATCACCGCAACTGAAGCTAACGTGACTGACCTTGGTACAAACAGAAGTATGGCTTTGTTTGGGAGTATTAAGCAAGGGGCTGTAGTCATCAGGACGCAGCCTTTATTTATTGTTCCAAAGTGGGACGCTATCGATATTGATGGCAAGAGTTATCAACTAACCACCGCCAGACAGCCACTTGACCGAAACAGCTTGATTGTGGAAGAGGTGGTCAAAGGTGGCTAGGTCTATCCAGATTAAAGGTATCGATAAGCTCCAAAAGAAACTGCGGAAGAACGTCACAATGGCTGATGTTAAGACGGTTGTTCATACAAACGGGATTGAGATGAATCGTACGGCATCGAGACTAGCTCCAGTAGACACAGGATTTCTACGGCGGTCCATTGTGTTTGCGATTGCTGATGGTGGTTTAACTGCTACATCCACAGCAGGAGCTTCGTACAGCCCTTACCTTGAGTACGGTACGCGTTTTATGGCAAAACAACCGTTTATGGCTCCAGCTTACAATCAGCAAAAAGCTAAGTTTAAATCTGATATGGGGAGGTTGGTTAAATGATTAAAACACGCGACCAGTCACTCTTTGATGAGATGTTTAAACAGTGCCAATCGTTGGGCTATGCGGTCTATGATTACAAGCCAATGGACGATGTACCTTATCCGTTTGTAGAGCTAGAAGACAGCCAGACAGTTCATAAGGCTAACAAGACCGATGTTAAAGGTTCCGTTATTCTTACACTTTCTGTTTGGGGATTGCAAAAGAAACGTAAGCAGGTGTCAGATATGGCATCTGCTATTTTTAACTCTGCTTTGCGATTAAACGTCACAGAAGGTTATTTCTGGACGCTTAACGTACAAGCTAGTGGAATTACATTAAGAGACGATACAAGCACGAATACGCCTTTAAAACGGGCGATAGTAACGCTTGAATTTAACATACAATAGGAGGAATACAAACATGGCAGAAGCAGCAAAAGGTATTGACGTCATTTTGCTTTTCCGTTTGCTAGAAGATGCAACGAAAGAAGCAGCATTTAAGTTGGCGTTCCAAACCGAACATGAAAATACAAAATCCAAAGATAGTGATAGCGTGGCAACGAAAGACGGCCCTATCCGTACTCCAGGCTCACTAGAGTTCGATTTTTCCGCAACGTCTATCTTGTCTATCAACGATCCGTACGTTGACAAATTGGAAGGCGCTTTGGACGATGACAAGTTGATTGAAATTTGGGAAATCAACCGTGCTGAAAAAGGTACTGACGAAGATGTCGATAAATACAAAGCGACTTATTACCAAGGTTATGTAACGTCCTTTGGTAAAAATCCAAATGCCGAAGATAGTGTGGAATTGTCGCTTGAATTTGGTATCAATGGTAAAGGCGCCAAAGGCTATGCTACTTTGTCTGCGGAACAAGAAGAAGTGGTGCAATACGTGTTTAAAGACACCGTGAAAGAAACAGTAACACCAGAAGGTTGAGTTATTAAGGGTTAGCGATGCTAGCCCTTTTTATTTTTGTCAAATTAGGAGGAAAACATAATGGAATTAACAATCAACGATAAAGATTACAAGTTTATTTTCGGCTATGGATTTTTAAAAGAACTTAACAAGAAAAACAAGATTAATGCACAAGGTATCGCTGTGAATGCTGGTATTGAAGCAGTAGCAACTAATTTAGCAAGCGGCGATATTGAAACGTTAGTTGATACTTTACGTATCGCAAACGCGACAGAAACGCCTCGTGTAAGTGAGAAGGCATTAGCTCAATTCATTGAAGAAAATGGAGCAGACGAATTATTTGATGATGTTTTTGAAGAGTTAAAAAAGTCGGCATTTACCAAGAAAAAAGTAACGGGAATTTTGGAGCGGATGGAAGCGTAAAGCCGGAACAAACATTTGAAGAAATCTATGAAGAAATTCAACTGAATTGTATTCGATATTTTGGGATTACTGATTTTTTGATGATTAAAAGAATGACTATCGAAGAATACCAAATTCGTATGAAAGCGTACAGCCTTAGACAGTTAGATGAAGAGTATAAATTGCATAAACTAGCCTGGCAAATAAATCAAGCACAAGCTGCAGATAAAAAAGGCAAAGCAGTATACCGACGTTTTGATGACTTCTTTAATTTTAAAAAAATGGAGCAGCGTATTTTAGGAACAAGACCCGAAGACGAAGTTTTGAAAGATAAAAGTCTGAGTGACATGATGCTCAAATCAAATAAGTAGGAAAGGAGGGTGATCTATGGAAAGTTATAGTGTAGAAGCTGTCCTTTCTGCTGTTGATAAAGGTTTTTCCAGTTCTATGCGAGGAGCAGAACGTTCTTTAGGTGGGCTGCAATCTGCTGCAGGTAAATCTACTGCATCAATTGGTAAGATTGCTGCCGGAATTGGTGTTTTTAAAGCTGTTAGTGCAGCAGGTAATTTTGTTACTAATGCTATTTCTGGCTTATCCGGAGAACTAGCCCAAGGTTCAAAAACTTGGAAAACATACACCGGAAACATGGAAAATTTGGGTAAAAGCAAAAAGGAAATTGCTTCTGTTAAAAAAGAATTAATGGATTATGCGACTCAAACTATCTACTCTGCTTCTGATATGGCTACGACTTATAGTCAATTAACAGCAGTAGGTATTAAAGGTTCTAATCAACTAGTTAAAGGTTTTGGTGGTTTAGCAGCAGCGGCAGAGAACCCCAAACAAGCCATGAAGACATTGAGCCAACAAGCAACGCAAATGGCGGCTAAACCAGCTGTACAATGGCAAGACTTCAAACTGATGTTAGAACAAACGCCAGCTGGTATTGCGGCTGTTGCAAAAGAAATGGGTATGTCTACTGCCGAAATGGTAAAGTCTGTTCAAGATGGAACAATTAAAACAGAAGATTTCTTCAACGCCGTAAAAAAGGTAGGGACAAACAAAGCGTTTTCCAAAATGGCTACGCAGTATAAATCTGTCGATGAAGCTATGGATGGGTTACAGGAAACCATTACAAATAAACTTCAACCTGCCTATGATAAATTTTCACAATTTGCAATAGACGGGATAGAAAAAGTAATTGAGGTTGTCGACAAATTAAATTTTGATAAATGGATTGGTGATATTAACTCTGTTGATGATCTAATTCAAAAAGTAATGCCGACGCTTGCTAAATTCGGTTCGGTTTTAGGAGCTGGTGTTTTAGCTTCCGGCTCGGCTCCATTTTTAGAAAAAATGCCTAGCATATTTTCTAGTGTGGCAGATAAAGGGAGTTTAGCTGCTAAATCAATTGGCAATATAGCAGAAAAAGCAAAAGAATTAAGCGGTAAAGCCAATTTGACTAATTTCGCAAAAGGATTTGAAACTGCTAGAACTAAATTGGGTGGTTTTAAAATCGGAATGTTAGACGTAGGAGAAGTTTTCGATAATGTTGACAATACTATTCTAAAAACAAGTAGCAAATTGATTAGCTTAAGCGATGAATTTCCTGAACTAGGTAAAGCAGCTAGTATTGCTGGGAAAAGCTTTGGCGGAATCTCCACCGGTCTTGAGACGGCAACAAGTGTAGGAACAACTGTCTTAAGTGGATTTATGAGTTCTATTACGTCAGTAGTCGGTATCGCTCTTAAATTAATAGCTCCTGCCGCTATTATTGGCGTAGTCTTAGCAGGTTTTGGTTTAGCAATGGACCAATTCGGAACTCAAATCAATAGCTTTATTCAAGATGTAGCGGTTAAAGGACCGCAAGTTATTAGTGGTTTTGCTGATGGGATTATCTCAAATTTACCTCGTCTAATTGGTTTAGGCGCTGAAATGGTCACAAATTTACTAAATGCTATTGCTGCTAATATTCCAGTAATTTTAACCAAAGGTGTGGAGATTGTAGTTACGCTTATTCAAGGTGTGTCTGATGCTATTCCACAACTAATTCCAGCGGCTTTAAACGTAGTAACCGCATTATTGAACGGGATTATTTCAAATGCGCCTAAGCTCCTAATGGCTGGTATGAACTTGTTATTAAGTTTAGTAGATGGAATCGTTCAAAACCTGCCGTTAATTATGCAATCGGCAGTATCCATTATCGTTAACTTAGTTACAACGATAGTTAGTTATTTACCACAAATTTTAAGTGTTGGATTCCAAATTCTCATGACTTTAGTAACGGGAATTATTAAAATGCTACCCGTTTTAATTCCTGTTGCTGTACAAGCTATTACGACGCTTATAGATGGTTTTGTTTCTATGCTTCCGGTAATCATCGATATGGCCTTAACACTCGTTCAAACGCTATTAGAAGGGCTTGTAAATAACCTACCGATGATTTTAGAAGGTGCAGTTCAAATTATTCAAGCCTTGGTTCAAGGTTTGGTGGATAGTTTGCCACAAATTATATCTATGGGAATCCAAATAATTATCATGCTTGTTACATCAATTATTCAAATGCTGCCAAGCATTCTATCTGCAGGTTGGGAAATTGTAAAATCGCTTGCGACTGGTATTTTGGAGGCAATACCAAACGTGTTACAAGGTGCATGGGATGGAATCAAAAACGGTTTTGGCAGTCTTTGGGATACCATTACTGGAAAATCTAAAGATACGAGTGCAAAAACCGCTGCGGATATGAGTGCCGCAACGTCGTCAATGCAAACTAGTTTAGATACATTTGCTAGTGGAGCGACTGCTAGTTTGTCAGGTCTGAATACAAATGCTAGCGGAATTACTGGAGATTTATCAAGTAATGTTATTGGTGACTTTGGTACGATGGCTAGCAGGAGTGGTGCTTATGCAACTGATTTAGAGGGGAATGTAGTAGATGCTACAAACTCATTAAGCAAGCTTGGGTCAGTTGATGTAAAGACGTTACAATCGAATGCAATTGATTCATTCGGAAATATGAAATCAAAAGGCTCAAGTTCTGTACAATCATTAGAAGCGTCTGTAACAAGTTCTTCTAGCAAAGCGTCGTCAACCGCTACAAATAACTATAACAAGATGGCAACTGGCGTTAACCAGTCAATGTCTAAAATAAACACAAATACTACTAATTCATTGAATAAAATCAATAGCACTGCAAATAGTTCAATGTCTAAGTTTAATTCTGTAATAAGAAGTGGATTTAATTCTGTACAGTCAACTACTAGAAGTGCTATGAATTCAGTTTCAAATACTGTTACATCCGGTATGGCTAGAGCTGTATCTATCGCTGCTTCAAGAGCCAATTCATTAGCAAGTGTTTTTCGCGGACTACATGGTTCAATGTATTCATCAGGCGTGTATGCAATGAGCGGTTTAGCAAGCGGTATTAATGCTGGCGCTGGAAGTGCAATAGCAGCAGCAAACAGTGTAGCTAATCGTGTTGCTTCAACTATTAACCGAGCGCTTAAAATTCATTCTCCATCTCGTGCGACAGAGGAGTCTGGGGAATTTACTACTGAAGGTCTTGAAGTTGGGATGTTAAACCGTCTTAGAAATGTGGCGAATGCAGCTCGAAGTGTAGCACAAACAGTCACAGATAATCTATCCATGCAGTCTAGATTTGACAGTGAACTGGCTTTTTCTGGTTCACCTTATAATTTAAACTTGAATACAAGCAGAAACAGAGTGGGTCAAAATGTTAGCGATATGAACACAAGACCTATTCGAATTACACTTATTTCAGAACTAGATGGACGAGTGATTGCGCAAGGCACTACTCCATATATCGATGCGGAAATGCAAAAAAGAAATATACGATTAAGCAGATTATCGGGTGACCGTTAGTCTGCTTTTTTAGGTGGTGCAAAATGTACAATTTTAAAGATACAAATGATAAAAAAGTTGCTGAGGCATCGCTTCCAGCAGAAGCCATGAACTGGGATGGTGTGTTTTTAGAAAAAATAATTCCTGGTTATAGAACATTGGCAGTGGAAGGTAGAGAAATAGCAAATACAGAATTTAAGACTACAGAAATTGATGCCTTTGATGGTTCTACGATAGTTACAAAAAAGAATAGCTCTAGAATTATTACTGTATTTTATCAACTTATTTCAAAAAATAATGCTGAATTTAGAGAACGATTTAATAAATTAAATACGATATTAAGTAAAAAAGAAGCTAAGTTTTATTTCAACGATGAAGCAGATAAGTATTTTGTGGGAATTAAATCAAATGCAACGCAGGTTCCTACTGGTCGTAATTCTATTACTTCTAGCTATGATATTTACTGCGCTGATCCGTACAAGTATTCTGTTATTCCAAAGCAATTACAAGCTAATCTGAATGAAGGAATCTTGAAAATGCAGGCGAATAATGAAGGGGCAGAAACCGCAGAATTATCATTTAAAGCGACTATGACTGATGATAATGGCTTTCTTGGTGCTGTGGGTCCGCTGGGTGCTATGGAATTCGGAAATATTGCGGAAGTTGACGGCTATGTTGATATGGCGGAAACTGTTTATAACGATCAAATGGTTCCTTCTGATGCTTCTAAGTGGACTGCTAACGGAGGGTACATTGAATGGGCTACATCTAACGGAGGCCTACCAAACAAAATTCAAGGATCGTTTAGTTGGACTGGTGAGACAGCTAAAGCGACAAATTTTGGCACAGCCTATAATGACAACCGTTGGTATGGACCTACTCTTGCAAAAACTATTAAAGCTAAAACTTCTGATGGAAAAAGTGATGGTAACTTTGTTCATCGTTTTTGGTTAAATCACAAGTCCAAGAAAAAAGCACGTTGTGTGGGTCGCCAAGAGGTCAATCTATCTAACGGGAAAGACCCGATTGCAACTTTTGTCATTTACGATGATAGCTCAAATTCAGTCCGAACGTGTCTTGAATTTACATTATTTGGTATCAAACAAGTGAGAATTGTAGCGGACACCGATTTTCAAGAGTTTTACGGTACCGTTGAAATTATGAAGGTTGACAACGAAATTACGTTTAAGGTGTATAACATGGATACTAAAAAGACACTTACAAAAACGTATTATGACGAACGTTTAAGTACAGCTAAAATAACTCATACGACATATTGGTGCGCACGATTTATGAATTTACCAATTTGTGACATGAGTTTAAATTATTCATTCTTTCAATGGATTGGCTCGCAAAGCTTTGTTGATGTGCCGAATAGATATTCCACAGGCGATGTACTGCGTTATGATGGCTCAACTGGCAAATTCTATGTCAATGATACTTTGACGATGAACGACATCATCATTGGTTCGACAGATTTAAAAATTCCGCCAGGGAATTGGGCGGTAGAGTTTTATTATTCTGATTTTGGCAAGACGCCGCCAAATATTGTAGGAACGTTAAGAGAAAGGTGGTTATAATTCTTGAAAATATATGTAATGACGAAAGCTGATGAAACTGTAGCTATTTTAGATAACTCAATTTCTGGCGCTCTCCATTATTTTGATGATGAATTCCACAGGTATTTAGAATATGGTAGGGGTACCTTTGACTTATCTATTGCCAAAAAACACGCCATGTATTCTAATGCTTCAACTGGTACAGAAGATGATTTTCAATATCTAAAAGAGAATCATTTTTTAGTTTTTCGATATAAAAACAAAGACTACAAATTTAAAATTCGGCGTGTCGAGGAAACTGAAACTTCGTTACGCCTTTTTTGTGAGGATTTGTCGTTCGACCTCATAAATGAAGAACGTGGACCATACAAAGCGGATAAAGCATATCCTATTTCAAAATATGTTAATGATTGTTTAGTAGATTCCGGTTACGAAATTGGGATTAATGAGTTCACTAAAAACGAGCGTACTTTAGAATGGGAAGGCGATCAAACTGTTTTAAAACGATTGCTATCAATTTGTAATAGCTTTGAAGCTGAAATCGAATTTGAAACGATACTGAATGATGATCGCACTGTCGATAAGCAGTTAGTGCATTTGAGAAAGCGCGTTGGGATGGATCACCCAGATGTTGAGCTTAAATACGGTCGTGATGTCTCAAGTATTCGCCGTAATGTGGATGTTACAGAATTAATCACAGCCATCAAACCACGCGGTCATGAAGAAGACGGCAAAGTTACAACAATCGCGAATGTAGAAAAAGAAATCAAAGATGAAAATGGTAACGTAGTTTTCTATACTAAAAAGGGTTCGGAATACATCTGTGCGCCGATGGCTAATCAAGAGTATGGGAACCCAAAACGAAAAGGCGGAGGCTACATTGTTGGCCAATTTAGTTATGATACTAAATCAGATACAGAGCTTTTTAATCGTGCGCTAACGGAGTTAGAAAAGAAATGTGTGCCGGCTTACGAGTTCGAGATTGAAGGATTTTATGACATCGATATTGGCGACACTATAAGAGCAATTGATGAAGGATACAATCCAATTCTTTTGCTAGAAGCTCGAATTAGCGAACAGACAATCAGTTTTAGTGACCCAACGAAGAACAAGACAGTCTACTCAAATTATCGAATTTTACAAAACAAAGTCAGTCAGTCACTTTTAGATCGAATTGATGAAGTCAAAAAATACGCAGAACAAGTAGCTAAGACGTATATTTTTTCTATTAGCAATGTCGGTTCACCAATGTTTAAAAACGGTGAAGGCGAAGTAATCTTCACAGCCAAGATTGAAAAAAACAATCAAGACATCACGGCCGAATTCACGAAATTCAACTGGATTAAGCAAAACAAAGATGGCTCGCTGGATACAATCTGGAACGCAGCTCATCAAAGTATTGGAAAGTCAATTACCGTTAAACCGGAAGATTTTGAAGATACGGCTACGTTTAGTTATGAAGCATTGCAAGACGATTTGGTTGTTGGCGGTGCAAGTGGCGTTGTGACTAAAGTTTATGACGGTGAAAACGGTAAAACTCCAGTTAAGGGTATAGATTACTTTGATGGAGAACCAGGTACTAATGGTCTTTCTGCTTATCTGCATATACGATACTCGCAAAACTCAAACGGGAATCCCATGACAGAAAATCCAGTAAATGCTAAATACATTGGTGTTCAAGCGTCTCAAAATCCTAATCCTTCTACTGTGCCCGCAGACTACATGTGGGCTGAATTTAAAGGCCAAGATGGTATTCCTGGTGAACCAGGTGCAAATGGACAAACTAGCTATCTGCATATCAAATATTCAAATGATGGTGGACAAACGTTCACTGGCAACGGCGGGGAAGATGCAGGATCTTGGATGGGTCAATATGTTGACTTCACACAAGCTGATAGCACGGATGTTAAAAAGTACGCATGGTCAAAAATCAAAGGCGAGGATGGAAAAAAAGGAGATAAAGGCGACCCTGGCAATCAGGGTATCCCTGGTGAGCCAGGTGAGAATGGTAAAACGCCATATACTCACTACGCTTATGCGTGGAGCGCTGATGGAACGGATAGGTTTACGGATACGTATCCTAATGAGAATTTGTTAAGTACAGGCATTGTTACAGAAAAATCGTGGATAAATACGGATGGAAGCATTCAAGAGCTTGCAAATGGCTTTATTACTAATTTCATACCAGTATCATATGGAGATATTTTTACACTTACTCAAGTTGATACACAAGCTACAGTTGGTGCTGTTGCCCTATATGACACAGATAAACAATTTCTGTCTCGTGCATTTTCAAGCAACGCGAGCATTTTTAACTTTAAAATAAATAATGCAAGTGCTGCGTATATGCGCATCACTGAAAAATCTTCTACAGGAACCTTAAAAAAAGGTATTAAACTTGAAGTAGGAGATAAACAAACAATCTACACTCCCTCACCATCAGACGATTTTGAAAACGCCTATCCAACCTATAGTGGCACTTACACGGACTACACAGCGCAAGACAGTCAAAACCCTGCAGACTACACGTGGAGCCGTATTTTAGGTGATAGCGGACAAGATGGCGTTGGCATTGCTTCAACAGCAATTACTTACCAAGCGTCATCAAGCGGAACTACAGCGCCAACTGGCACCTGGTCAACTACTATTCCAAATGTGCCAGCAGGCCAATTTTTATGGACTAAGACAGTTACAACTTATACAAATAATACTAATTCAACTGCTTATACAGTCGCAAAAATGGGTTCAGATGGTAAACCTGGTAGCAATGGCATTAGCGTATCATCTGTGGTGGAAGAATATTACGTTTCCACTTCACCAACTAGTCAAGCAGGCGGCGCATGGTCAACTACAGTCCCTAATAATGCTGATCCCAACAAGTATATTTGGCGCAGGCTAAAGACAACTATGTCGGACAGTACAGTAACGTATACTAATCCTGCATTGATTCAAGGTATGACAGGTATTTATCCGTACATTGGCCCAACGCAGCCAGCTAACCCCAAAGAAGGCCAGCAATGGTGGAAATCTGACAGTAGCGGCAATATCACTGACTTTAGGGTTTACAAGTCTGGCTCATGGCAGGGTCAAACAATTCAGCAGTCAGTATTGAATATTATTGAGTTAAATGCTGTGACCATTACTGGTAGCACTATTACAGGGACAAAAATCAATGGCGGTGTTATTAGTGGGGCCGAAATGCATAGCGGCTTCTATACACTAACTTATAAAGACGCTCCACTTTATATTCCTGGATCGGAAGAAAAGATTTATGGTAATGGGACAATGTTTATTAGCTTAGGGGAGATATCTGATTCATGTACTGTTTACAAAGAAGGCAGTACAGTCCCTCTCTATGATACCTTTATGCACCTTAAACACAATCGGATTGTATTTTTTAAAAATGCTCCTGCGCCGAGTTATCAAAGACTAAAGCAAGTAGAAATTGGTTATGATGGCCTTTATATACAAAATAACGAAGATTTTCCGGGTTATTCGCCAGCGAAATTAACCTATCAAGATTTGATGATTCTGCCTGAATCTAGTATGCAAAGTTATGGGGAAGATTGGGCAGCTTATTCGACTGACAATCCTCCAAGAGCGAGCAGGCAAGGTAGACAGGTACAACTATCTGGAGCATTTAGAAATTTAAGCAATTTAGCTGGAGGTACTACTAGCATAACAATGGGAACATTGCCGGTAGGTTTTAGACCTAAAGCAAACTACACCACCATCGCTAAAGGTTCATCTGCTTTAATCTTTATGTTGATTGTTAGAGCTAATGGCAATATTGATTGCGCATATATTATGGGACCAAATGGGAACACATATGGATTTCCTGCAGTAGCGGCAGGATCAATTTTTAACATCTCCTGTTCCTTTGTTGCTGCAGATATTTAGAGGTGAAAAATGACAGATAATCAGAAGAGATTTAAAGAATTATATATTAAAGATTGTATAAATGGATCTGGTAGGATGGGCAATGAACTGTTAAAACTTTTTGATGAAGTGTTGGCAGAATTTAATGATAATTCTGATGATATGTCAACGTTCATACAGTCGATTATTGATGAACACACACCACCAGAACCTAATGAACTTGAAAAATTAAAACAGGAAAATGCAGAGCTTCGTCAGCGTCAAGAGATGTCTGAAGAGGCTCTTTTACAATTGTCAGACATGATTTTGTCAAAATAGAAAGGAGATTTTATTATGTATTCAGCTTTAGAAATGCTATACGCCACACATGTGATTGAGGGCAAGCGAACGATTGAAAGTGTTCCCGCTTTGATCCGTGAAAATGTTGCTTTAATTGTCAACGATGCAAAAAAGCAAGAAGAAACAGAGCGATAAAATATTTGGTAATTGGGACAATCGGTTTTATCGCCGGTTGTCTTTTATTTTGAAGCAAAGAGGGAATGTAGATGGTAGTGTTGGATCAGATTAACGAATTTTTCAGGCAGTATTTTGGCGTTGGCTTGATTGGAGGAATTCTCTTTGCAGGACGGCAGTTTTTGAAACTCTATAAGGAGATTAAAAAGCGTAACGATCAGCTAGACGAATTGCTAAAAGGCCAGACAGAATTAGACACGCGACTGGACGCTTTGGAGGTGCAAGGCAATCTCCGTCAAGAAGCAAGCCTAGCCAGTCTCCACGACCGAATTTATGCATCGTACGAAGTCATATTAAAACGTGGAGCGGTAACGATGAAAGAACTAAACAACATGAGCCATCTGTGGAAAGCCTACAGTGGGCTCGGAGGAAACGGTACAGGACATGCGATGTATGAACGCATCTGTGCCATGCCTGTAATCGAGAAGGAGGAAGAATAACAAATGCCAAAATTTAAATTAACAGATGAACAATATGCAGTAATTAAATGGGCTGTTGGACTAGTTATGCCCGGCTTAGGAACGTTATTTGCAGTGATTGGAAAAACGTTAAATTGGCCCTTCACAGAAGATGTGCTGACTATTTGGACTGCTTTTACGGCCTTTTTAGGAATGATTCTTGGAGTGTCTAGTTATCACTACAATAAGGGGGATAAATAATATGTCATATACATTTAATCGAGAGTTTGCTTTGGCAGCGAATGAAGGTTCTAGTCAAAAAGCACAAAATTTATATGTAATTGCTCATGAAACTGCAAATCCTACCGCTACTGGGCGCAACGAAGCGACATTTATGAAGCGGAATTGGCGAAACGCATATACGCAATTTATTATTGGTGATGGTGGAATTATCTATTTAATTGGGGAGCCTGGCTATGTTGCTTACGGTGCGTTGTCCGCTAATCCATATTCGCCTGTTCAAATTGAATTGCAACATACGAAAGATAAAACGATGTTTCAAAAAAATTATGCAGCTTATATCTGGTTAATCCGCTGGGCTTGCAATAAGTATAATATTCCTAAAACGTTAGATGCTGGAAAAGCAGGAACAAAAGGAGTTAAATCTCACAAGTGGGTATCAGATAATATTGAAGGTGACCACCAAGACCCCTATAGCTATTTAGCTAGTATGGGAATCAACAAAGCACAATTTGCTAAAGATATTGCGAATGGAGTGAACCAATCGGTGAACACGACTAATAATACACGTAAAAGACAGACAGTTAACGTTTACTGGTTCACTTATGGGTCATCCGGTCATAAAGCGGTCATTGACTATTGTAAAAAATATGGCTGGAGCTATAAAGAAGAACGCAATAAGAATAGTGTCAAAATTAAAATTGGAACGTTCAACCAAAACTCTGATAATAAATTTGCTTTAGAAAAATGGTTGGCAAATAAAAATTATAATTATGATGTAACCATTTAAAATTAAAAGCCCTGGTCTCTTAGTTGAGGTCAGGGCTATTTTTTTGCAATTTTTTTTACATTCATAGTATATTTCGCTTTACTATAATAGTAAACCGTGCTATACTATATATGTAGATGAGGGAAGCACAAAGAAAGGATTGAGTGAAATGACTAAATCAGAAATTTTTAAATTAGCACACACTTGGACGAAGAAAGCTTTTGAAGACAATCGAGCAGAAGGTTCTTATTTAGCTCATTTTTCTAAATTCTTAAAACGTGCTTACCAAATCGCAAAACAAGCTGTCCCTGAAGATGCAGTTGCATTCGGATCAACCAACACAAAATTCAAAGGCGTGAAAATTTGGTTTGCTGCAAAAGAATACGGCGTTGGACGCAAAGCTCAACGAGAAGCACAAGGCAAGTTAGCAGTTAAAATGATGAATGACGTTCAGGTGCAAAAGGAAACTGAAAAAGCTGTTTTATTAACGTTTAACACAGCGTATGGCGAAAGCAAAAAATGGTTCCCTAAAAGTGTATTAGTAGCTTAAATTAAGAATTAGGAGGAAAAATCATGATTTTGAATAAAGAATATTACTATTTAAGTCCATCTGGCAAAAAAGAATTAATTAGCGGTAAAGTTAGCCCATCTAATCTGAAGCGAGCAAACGTACCAGATAAATTAATAAAAGACTACTCTTTAGCTAATGACAGAGTTCAGACAATATCAGGACTAAAAAATTCACCAGGCTATGCCACTGAAAATGGAAAGCTTAAATTCGAATCTGATACCGTAGAAGCAAAGAAAGAATTGAAAGCTGCGCATAAATCCATTGAATATTTTTTAGAGACACAGCAAATGTTAAATTTTGGCATTATTGACTTTCAAAAAGTTTTAAAACTACTAAACTCTGACGTTTCTGCATATCAAATTGAAAAACATACCGGTATCAGCCGTGTGGCAATTGGGAACTTAAAAAACGGAACGTCAGAAGTCTCTAAAATGATTGTTAAGAATGCTTACACACTCAGTGAATATGCTAAATCACTTGGAATGTAGGTGAGTTTATGCCGAAAAAATATGATTTAATTGATAAACGATTTGGAAAGTTAGTTGTTAAGGAGGAAGGTAATGCCACGAAGCAGGGGCAGATGTGGGAAAAAGAAACCATTCGACTTTAA